ATGCAGGCACTGCTGGCCGTGTGCCGCATCTGGAAGATGCCGCCGCACATGGTGCAGGAGTTGGGCCGGGCCACGTGGGGCAACCTCGCCAGCGAGATGGTGAGCTTTGAGAAGTTCACCATTCAGCCGTGGCTGCGTCGCATCGAAGGTGCCATCGAGCGGGACATCCTCGGCGACGATGACGACCTGTATGCGGAGTTCCTGGTTGAGGGTCTCCTGCGGAGCGACATCACGACCCGCTATCAGGCGTACGAGATCGCGGTGCGGAACGGGTGGATGCGGCCCGAGGAGGTGCGGCAGAAAGAGAACCTCGGGCCGATGCCGGAAGGCGAAGAGCCCGAGACACCGCCAGCGCCGGCCGCAGAGCCTCCGGCCCCGGAGCCCGAGGACGAGTCGGACGAGGAGGATGACGACCAAGAACAACAACGCAATTGCGGCGTTGGCCCAGGAGGTTTTCAGCCTGGCAATAGTTGCGGCAAAGGCGGAGGCGGAGGCGGAGGAGGGGACTCAGGCGGCGGCTCAGACGGCGGCGGGTCTGACGGAGCTGGTGGGTCTGGCGGCTCAGACGGCGGGCCAACTTCTTCGCCGCAAGCAGACACGCCAAAGCAGAAGCAGAGGCGAGAGCGGTTGCGAGACCGCATTGAGGGCACTCAGGCCGAAGCAGACCTTGAGGTTAAGAAGGCGCAACGAAAAACGCGCGAGTTAGAAAAAAAGCTCAATGACGTTAAACAACAAATTGCCGGATTGGAATCTAAGCAGCGGGCAGTAGAAGAGGCGTACCGCAAAGGCATTGAGCGGGCAAAAGCGGAAAAAGAACGCAAGATTGCCGATTCACAGGCTCGACTAGCAAAGCGTCTGGAAGAGATCCGTGCTAAGTACAAACGCAGCATAGATGCTGAGCTCGATGAGCTTGAAACTGGTGCAAACGAAGTTGAGGCAATGCTTCAAGATCTTGCAGCTGCAGTATCCGAGTTAGACGCTGTAGAAAAAGACTTAGAGGCGTTTTCAAAGAGGCTAAAAAATGAAAGCTGATTTGCTGGAAACCCGCGACGTAGCGTTTGAGGCCGAGGACGAGCTTGTCATTGAGACTCGCGCCGACGGCCGTCCGACCATCAAGGGCTACGCCGTGGTCTACAACCGGCTCAGCGTGGACCTGGGCGGGTTCCGCGAGCGGATCATGCCTGGGGCCTTCGACGCCGTGCTTAACCGGCAGCGGGGCCGCAGCGACCTGGTGAGCTACTACAACCACAATCCCGACATCCTGCTGGGCCGGGAGTCGAGCGGCACGCTCGAGGTGTTCTCGGACGAGAAGGGCGTGGGCTACATCGTCACGCCGCCGGCCACCAGGGCCGACATCGTCGAGCTCATCCAGCGGCGGGACGTGAAGGGCTCGTCGTTCACGTTCAGCGTCGACAAGGGTGGCGAGGGCTTTGTCACCGACGAGAACGGCCGCGCGATCCGCGAGGTGCGGGCCGCCACGATCTATGAACTGGGACCAGTGGTGCAGCCGGCGTACCCGTCTACGTCGGCGGCGGTGGCCATGCGTTCGTTCCAGGCTTGGCTTGCGAAGCAAGTTACACCTGAGTCGATGCCACACGCGGCGAGCGGACCCGACGTGTTCAAGGCATCCATGCGGCTGCGAGCCGCACGACTCCGGAGCTTCATGCGTGGCAAAGCCCGGTGATCCCTGCCCGCAGTGCGGCAAGGGACGCATCCGTACACGCTCTAGCCACCCACTCGACGAGCAGCGTCAGGTGCGGTATCTGGAGTGCCAGGCGTGCGACTACAAGACCAAGGCCATCGTGCCTGCGCTGCATGTGTGGCGTCGGTCTTTTGTACCGTACAAACAACCTTGATGGCTGAGTGCCATTCGTCCCGTAGCGTGAACGACAGACACGGATCTGTCACCCACTACGGGAGTGCCAAGGATGGCCGCTTCGCTCAACAAGCTTCAGGACCGCGCCGCCGCTGTGGCCGCGCTGCTCGACGACCTGTCGAAGGTCGAGGACCGCTCCGAGGCCCAGGCGGCCGAGGTGGAGAAGCTGACCGCCGAGGCGACCGAGCTCGAGGAGCGGCTGGCCCGCGAGACCGCCATCGCCGAGAAGATCGCCTCGCTGCGTGGCAAGGTGGCCGCGACTGCGAAGCCCGTGGCCGTCGAGGCCGCTGAGGCCCCCGCCACCCGCAAGGTGGCTCACGTCGGCCGGCTCCGTGCGTTCAAGAGCACCGACGACGCCGAGATCTGCGGCCGATGGCTCAAGGGCTACGTCTTCGGCCGCTCCGAGGATCGTGCCTGGTACGAGCGGAACGTTGAGAGCCGCGCCCTGTCGAGCGACGACAACAGCAAGGGCGGGGTGTTCATCCCCGAGTCCTTTGCCGCCACCGTCATCCGGCTGGTTGACGAGTACGGTGCGATTCCCGCCCAGGCCAACGTGATCCCGATGTCGAGCAACACGCTCTACATCCCGCGTCGGGTGAGCGGCAACACGGCCTACTTCGTCAGCGACAACACCGAGACGACCGCCAGCGACATGGCGACCGACAACGTGATGCTGTCGAGCAAGGATTGCCGGGTTGCGACCCGCGTCCCCAACTCGCTCATCGAGGACTCGGCCATCAACCTCGCCGACCTGGTCGCCCAGGAGTTCGGCCTGGCCCTGGCTCGCAAGATCGACGACGCCGGCTTCGCGGGTGACGGCACCTCGACTCACGGCGGCATCCGCGGCATCCAGTGGAAGTTCGAGAACGAGACGCTCACCGCCGGCAAGAACGACAGTGGCGAGTCTTCGCTCTCGGCCATCACGGTGGACGACTTCGCCGAGACCATCGGCAAGCTGCCCAGCTACGCTCGGGCCGGTGCCGGCTGGTACGTGACTCCCCAGGTCTACAGCACGGTGATGCTGCCCCTGATGCTCGGTGCCGGCGGCGTGTCGGCTGCGGAGCTCTCGGCCGGTGCCAGCGAGCAGCGGTTCATGGGCTACCCGGTGTACTTCAACAACAGCATGCGGACGGCTCCCACGGCGGACCAGGTCGTGTGCCTGTTCGGCAACCTGCGGCTGGCGACCCACTTCGGGCTGCGGCAGCAGATCGCCATCCGGGCCTCGACGGATCGCTACATCGAGTTCGACCAGACCTACCTCCAGGGTCTCGTCCGGTTCGACATCGTGACTTCCGACGTGGGCGATGCCTCGACGGCTGGCCCGGTGGTGGCTCTCACGCTCTGACCTTCTGACATCCACAAGGAGTGACTTGACCATGGACCCTGTCGCGAACACCAAGAGCGTCGTGAGCCTGTCCGCTGCCGCTGGCGTTGCCTCGGCCGGCACCCACACGGTGGCCATCGACTGCCTCGGCTTCGATGCGGTGAGCATCGACGTGGGCTATCGCTCGATTGCCAACACGGCGGCTCCCAGCGTGGTGAGCGTCAAGCACTCCGACACGGACGGCTCCTATGCCGCCATCACCGGCCTGGTGCAGGGCACCGACTACACGGTGGCTGGCGTGGCCAACACGGCCACGGTCAACGTGACGCGGTTCGACCTGAGCACCAAGTCGCTGAAGCGGTATCTGCAGGTGGCTGTCACGCCGTCTGCCGAGGCCACCGCGAACGCCAGCAACAACACCATCGTCGTGGCGGCTCGTCTCGGCAAGGGTGAGGCCGGCGTCGACTCGGCGGCGGACGCGAACGTCACGACCCGCGTCGTGAAGTGATCCTGGCTGATTGACGACTACTCCAACCAGAGGAGGATGCCGTGGGCGCGGCGTCACCTGTGGCGGGCATCAAGCCTGCCGTGCTCGACACGGGCTCCGGGCCTGTGCGTGTGATGTGTGCCATGTCGGTCCCTCGGCTGGGCTGGCAGGACCACATGTTCTGCTGGCCTCGTGGCCTCATCCCGTACGGCATCTCGCCGGTACGCCTTGAGGGGGCCTTCTGGGGCCAATGCCTTGAGCGTGTGCTCACTGAGATGGTTGAGCTGGACACGGACCCCAAGGCCCCACCGCTGTGGATTCTGACGCTCGACTACGACACCATCTTCGAGCCGGATGCCGTGCC